GCTGAGCTGCCCGCAGCGCCCGTGGTGACGCTGCCGAGGGTGATGGTGGCGGCGGTTCCGATTGGGCCGGTGAGTCCCACGTCGCCGCGCGGAATGGCGAACGTCAGCGTTTGCGCCGGGGCCGTGCCGCCGAGGGTGACGCTGGCGCTCGATCCGGCTGCGCCCGTGGTCACGCTGGCGATGCTCAAGCTGTTTGCGGGGCCGGTATTGCCGAGATCTCCCTTGTCGCCTCGCGGGATCGTGAAGTTGAACGTCGCTGCGCTGGAGTTGCCGGAATTGGTAGCAATGGCTGAGCTGCCCGCAGCGCCCGTGGTGACGCTGCCGAGGGTGATGGTCGCAGCAGCGCCGGGGATGCCTTGGACGCCCTGCGGTCCGGTGGCTCCGATGGGTCCGCGCGCGCCGAGTTCGAGATGATATTCGGTCGAGGCGTTGTTGGTCGTGAGGGTGACGCTGGTAGGCATTACGCGTGCGGGTCGGGGATGATTTGTTGGGTGCCGGAGAGCAGGTCTTTGTCGATGCCGGCGGCGGAGGTCACCTCGATGGCCCAGGTGTAGAAGCCGGGGTCGAGCGCGAGGGCGCGAGGCTCGACGGTGAAACTCCAGCCGTAGGCGGTGGCGGTGGCGATGGTGATCTGCCCGGCCGTGTTGCTGTCGAGCGTGAGCGCGACCGCTCCGGCCGCCCGCCAACTCATGCGGACGCGGGTGAGCGCGGCGGCGAAAGTGGTGTCGTCGGAGCTGTCGATGGTGAATGTCAGGCCGCCCCAGGTTTCGCCGGTAACGACGAGTCCGAGCTTGATGTTTTTGAGTGAGCTGGCCATGGGGCGGCGTTGTGATTGTGCCGTCAGCATTCCTTGACGGCGATGCTGACGGCGCGGGGTTTCCCAGACGGGGTGGGAGGGATCGCTTAGGCGAGGAGGGTCACCGTGTTGAGCGACGAGTCGCGCTTTTCGAGGGTGAAGGCGATTTTGCGGGTTTTCGGGTCGGTCTTGCTCGCACCGTCCAGACGCAGGCGCGACCAGAAGAAGATCCGCTCGACCAGCACGCCGCTTTTGTTCCGCTGCTCGATGACGGCGAGCCCTTCGATGTGGCTGTTGTTGAGCGCGAACGGGACGATTGCGGTGCCGATGACCGGGACGGTGGCGGTGGCGAGTTCGAGCTGCTTGAAGTAGCTGCTCGTCTTGCTCGTCTCGCCCTTGTAAATCACTTTTTTGAGCGTGCTTTCCTCGTCGTCAAAATAACCGCCGGTGCTTTGTGGCACCTGGAAGGTATCGACCTCGAACTCGCGGGAGAGTTCCAGCGTCTCGATGTCTGGCATCTGGTAGGCGGTGACGCCCGCGACGAGCGCGCCGGTGACGACCATCGCGCTTTGCGCCGGCCAGGTGGCGGCGGCGAGCGTGGTGGTGAGCAGGCTTTCGCCCACGGGGATGAAGCAGAGGGTGGAGACGTTGAGTAATTCGCGACGGGTCAGGGTGGATACGGGAGCAGGCATGGTGGTGGTGTTCTGGTGGTTGGTTTATTCAAGCGGGCTCTTGGAAGATGCCGGTGATGGTGACGAGGCCGAGCAACTCCAGCGCCTTCGCCTCGGTGGCGGTCAGGGCGATGGGCAGCGGGCCGGTGCCGTAGTCCGCCTCGCCAATGGTGCAGCGGTCGACGGTGACGATGGCCGCGATGTTGCGCGGCTCCGGGGATGTTTTCGGGTCGGAGGTCATGACTGGAACTGGAGTGGGATGGAAATCTTGATTTGATAGATGAGCAGCTCGTCGGCGGGGATCGGGTCGATGCCGGTGATGACGAGCCGATCGGCGAAATGATCGTTCGGGGAGATCCGGTGGTCGTGGAGCGCCTCGGCCATGGCCTCGATGAGATCGTCTGCGGGTGTCTCGCCGGCGCGGAGGACCGGCTTGGAGAAGAGCGTGACCGTGTAGGCGTTGGAGAGCGCGGGGCCGTCGGCGGTGGCGTCGTTGTTGAGGGAGCCCGTCCATGAGATCACGGCGAGGCAGCCGCTTTGTTTGGCGACCGCCTTGCGGAGCTCGCTGGCGATGTCCTTCTGCCGGTCCACGACGAAAGGCACGCCGTCGAGCGCCGGGATGGCGGCGAGATGGGCGGCGATGGCGTCTGCGGTGGTGTAGAAGCGGGACATGCTCAGAATTCCAGCAGGGTGGATCCGCCGTGAGAGCGGGAGGCGGCGGCGGGGATTTCGGGGAGGGCCCCGCTGGCGTCCTCGATGCGGACGCCGCCCGCGGCGACGGAGTCGAGAAAGGCATAGGCTTTGCGGAGCTCCTCTTTGCGGACTTCGGTCGCGCCTTCGGAGAGCGGCAGAGATCCGACAAGTGCGTCGCGGGCGATGGTGCAGGCCGCGAACAGGCATTCGTCGGGGATGGTTCCGGCCGGGCCCGTTTTGGTGAGGTTGGCCGGGTTCGAGGCGACCTTGCCGCGGACCATCGCGGTGACTTGGTAGATGATCTCCGCCAGCGAATCGACGCCGGCGGATTCCTGGCCGCTGGTCTGGACGTAGCCGTCGAGCTCATCGAGGGAGAGGCGGCCCCGGATGTTGTCGGCGGTGAGAGCGGTCCAAGACATGGCCGCAGCATGGCGAGCGGTGACGGCGCCCGCCATGACTGCCAGTGGTCCCCAAGGAAAAGCCCCCGGCCGCGGTGAGGCGGACGGGGGCAACACACAAACGAGCCTGGGGGCGAAAATCAGGCGGTGGTGACCGTGAGGCGGGCGGCGGCGGCCGCGTTGTTCACATAGGCGGCCTCGGTCCACTCGGTGATGACCTTCTCGCCGAAATCTTTCTGCGAGATGCGGACGCCGCCGAACGGGTTGAGCGAGACGCGGAACGTCTTGAACGCGGAGCCGTCGAACTGGTTGGAGTTCTCCTCGGCGAAATAAACCCAGACTTCGGTAGCAAGCGCCTTGGTCTTGGTGCTCGCCGCGTTGAGCGACGTGTCCTTGATCGAGGTGCTGACGAGGCACTGGGTGTTCGGGTTGAGGAAGAGCGATCCAACGTCCGAGATCATCGGGTTGATTTTCTGGCTGCCGGGGAAGCGCGCGATGGTCTTGGCGTGGTTCTTGAAGATGCTCCAAGCGCCGAGGTTGAAGACAACGCGGTTAGGGAGCATGCCGGTCGCGTTGGCGATGGTCTCCATGTAGAGGTCGATGTCGGCGACCGGATCATCGCTTGAGCCCCAGACTTCCGCGGTGGCGGCAACTCCGGCGCGCATGACGGTGAGGGTCTCGTTGAGGCGGCTGTTGCCGGCCTGGGAGACCAGGTTGCGGATGCGTGCCTCGCGGAGGATGCGCGAGCCGTCGCCGTCGGTGGCGAGGGCAAGCTCATGGTTGTCGATCACGTCGTGCAGCGCGTAGGGGCTGAGCGAGATGTTGACGCGCTCGCCGTCGGTCATGACGGCGGTGGAGTCGCCGCCGATCGCGCGCTTGGCGCTCGGGACTTGGAAGCCGGAGCGTTTGGCGTAGTCGATGACCGAGAACGAAGCCGCACCCGTCTGAACGACAGGAGCGAGGAAATCGGCGAGGGGCGAGGAGGTCTCTTGGAACAGTCCTTTGGCGAACTGGTTGAGAGTGGAGATGTTTGCAGGAGTGGCCATGATATGAGGTCAGTTGGAGTGAGTGGGTGGTGGATTATGCGAGGACGATGTAACCGGGGCTGAGCACGGCCTTGATGAGCTGGCCAGCGGCGGTGGACGCTTCCAGGGCGACCGCGAAAGCCTTGTGGGTGGCGGTGGTGGACTTGTTGCACTGGCCGGAAGCGGCAGGCACCAGGTTGTCGCCGATTGCGATGCCGGAGGCGGACGCCTCGACAAACACGATGGCACCGGATCCGGCCGGAGCGACGGAGGCCACGCCAGAGGCGGCGCAATCCTCGGTGACGACGCCGAACGCAGCTTCGGTGGCCGCGGTGGTGACCACGCTGGTGCCGGAGCTGATTTTGACGATTTTGCCCATGGTGACGGCGGCGGCCCCGTTGGTGATCGGGATGATTGGACTTTCAGTGGCTAGGGACATGATGTTGGTTCGGTTGGGAGTGGTTGGGAGTGGTTGGGATCAGTTGAAGGCGGAGGGATCGAGTTCGGCGGCGCGCGCCCAGACCAGGGAGAAATCGGCTTTTTCGCCGAGTTCTGCGCGGGATTTGGTGAAGGCGGCCTCGACCCGGATGTCGGCGCTGCCGCCAGGGTTGAGCCCGGCGTGGACGAGGCTCTTTTCGAGTCCTTCGAGCGTCACCGGCATGGCGGCGAGAAATTTGCTGCCAAGGGCTTCGGAGGCTTCGAGCAGTTCGAGCGCCTGCGCTTGGGTTTCCTCGTCCTTGGGGGCGATCTTGCCCGCGGCGACGGCGGCTTCGACCTTGGCCTTGTGGCCAGCGGTCTTGGCATCCTTGGCGATGGCCTCGGCGGCTTCCACTTGGCCCTTGAGGGTGGCAAGTTCGGCTTCGAGTTCGGCGATGCGTTTTTCCTTGTCGCTCATCCCCTCTTTGAGGGAGGAGATTTTTTCGACAGCTTCGGTTTCGTCGGTGGCCGCAAGGGCGGCGAGGATGATTTGTGACATAATGGTTTCGGGGTTGAGATCGGTGTCGGCGGCGGCAATCAGGCCGATGCCGCGGAAAGCGGGCTCATCGACCAGCGAGCCGATCTCGCCCTTGTCGGGGAGGCCGGAGGGGATGCCGTCGGAATTGATGAGGAAGGTCGGGGAGAAATAACCGTAGTCGCCGCCCTCGATGGCAGCGCGTCCGCTGGTGCTCCAACTGGCGGCGAGGAGGATCCCGCGCTCCGGGTCAAAGGAAAAAGCGGAAGGGTGTCCGGATGCCGGGCCCGTCTTGGCGTGGTCAAACGCGAGACGTGGGCGGACGGTGCCGGAAAGACGTTTGTCGAGAGCCTCCTGAAGTGCCGCGGCAATCTCAGCCCCGCGCTCGGCGGGCACGTTCACGGTGATTTCACCGGGCTTGCCGCTGACGGTCGCGGAGATCCTGCTGGAGCCGACCGGGATATACACGATCTCGCCCGGCGCGTCCTTGGAGACGGCTGAGGCGAACGCGGCGGTGATGATCCTTGGCACGGGATGACCCATGCCGCATCGCCCCAGAAAATCCTAGGGTTTGGAGTGGTCCCCGTTTACTCGAAGGATTTCACGAAGTCCAAGATCGCCGCGGACCCCGCGTCTGAGATCGCGGATTCAGTCGGGAAAATGCCCTTGTCGCCGCGGTGGCGGGTGATGGTGCGGAGCGTGTAGAGCAAGGCCCCGCCAGGCTTGGCGACGGCATACGGCTGGCCCTTGTTCTTGCCTCGCACGGCGGTCTTGAGCACGCCTTCCACCAGATAGCCGACCGTCTCGCCGGCGGTCTTGGACTCGATGAACGCGAGCACGCCCGCGCGGCCCGGCCGGATCTGGCGGCCGTCCCGGATGGGCACCTCGGCGGAGGGCACGGCGAGCGCCCTGGTGAGCTTGCCGGTGAAGCTGGAAATGCTTTTGCCGGGCGTCACCTCGCCGCCGTGGTAGCGCAGCGCGATTCCCAGCTCAGTGAGTGAAACGGTGGCCTCGTCGGCGGTGGCGCTGGATTGCGCGGAGTTCCGCACGTCGGCCCAGAAATCGCCGCGGCTGTTGCGCGGGACATACTTGTCATCCAAGTGCTTGCGGACGATGCCGAGCACGGACTTGGAAATCTTCCCGTGCATCCCCTGCCGGTCCTTGAGTGCCTCGGCCACGGCGGAAACCGCGGCTTGCGCGGTGGCATCGTTCACGTCGATGGTGATGGAGAGACTCATGATTCGGAGAGCGTGATCCGGATCGTCCGGGTGGCCGGATCCTGGGTGAATGCCTCGACCTTGAACTCGGTGCCGCCGACATACACGAATCCCGGCTTGCCAGGGCGGAGTGCTTGGATGTCGATCGCCTTGCTTGCGCCTTTGACGTGCAGGGTGACGTTCCAACCGTTGCCCAGCTCGCCAGCCATGGCGCGGGCTTGTGCCGACGCCGTCCCCCATTCCCATCCGGCGACGTTGGCGGGGATGGTGAGGCGTTTTGCGGTGAGCGAACGGATGAGCACCACCGCCTCAGCGGCGGAGAGCTTGAAGCCCCGCCACAGATCCGCGGGTGACTCGGCGGTCTCGATGCGGTCGAAGAGTTTGCGGAGAATGATCCGGGCGTCTTGCGCGTCCGGGGTTTGTCCGCCAGCCCATGCGTCGAGCGCGTCCTTTTGGGTCAGTCGGTCATAGCCGGCGGGTGCGGGCTTGGCCCAAATCTCGGCGAGCTTGGCCGCGGTGGCGGGCTTGGAGCCATCCGGGTCGGTGAAGACGAGCTTGCCGTCTTGCATCTCGCCGAAGCGGCCGAGCTTGTCGGCGAGTGCCAGCTTCAAGACCGGATCGGAGACCTGCGGGGCGACTTCCAGCCCGTCATTCATCGTCCGATGGATCGGCTTTTGCATCGGGTCGGTGTTCGGGTCGAGCTTCATGCCAAGCTCCAGAGCCTCGGTGCGGGAAATGCCGGTGACTCCCATGCCGCTGCCAAAGTCAAACGGCGGCCACGGCTGGTCGAAGCGGGAGATTTTCCGCCAAATCGGATGATTCAGAAGCGCGATCATGCGGGTGGGATGCACGCCAGGGATGTCGGCGAGTTCGGCCTTGGCCTCCGCCCAGAGCGCCGGCCAGTTCCGCGGCTCCTTGGCCTGCTTGATCCGGACCAACTCCTGAGCCGGAAATCCCCGGATGGCGGTCTGACTGCGGACCCAATCGGCATGCCCCCGCGCCATGTCGCGGTTAGTCTGCAAAACGACGTTGATGCGAGCGAGGCTGGAGAGGTCTTCCAGCCCGCCCGCCTTGCCTTCCGGCGGTTGGTAGCCGCGCTCTTCCAGCCACATGAACAACCGCTTTTCCGCGTCGTTCACGGATCGCTCATTCCTGACTACCGCGTCCGTCTCGTCGCGGAATTGCTGGAGGATCTCCGCATCCGTCACGCGGGACATGAAGAACGCCCGCTCGCGGATCTCGGAAGGGACGCTGCTCCATTCCTCCGACGTGAGCGCGGCAGGGAGGTTCTCACGCCGGGAGAAGGATTGAAACGCCTGGTTAAAATCGCCGTCGGTTGCCATAACTGAATCACTCTAGTCCGGAAAGCCAAGCGGCGGCGAGCATGGACGCGAGCGCGTCGTCGTCGGTCAACCCTGCTTTGGCGGCGGCTTGCATCTTGGCGACGAGCGCGGCGACCTCCTCGGGGTCGTTGTCGATGGCGGCAGAGGCGGCTGCAACGTCGTAATCGCCGCGGCTGAGCGTGCGGAATCCGCCAGCCTCGATCATGGCCGCGGTGACTTTCTCCACAGGTTTCCCCTCACCTCCCTTTGTTTCATGAGGCAAAACATCGCCCGTTGCAGGTTCTCCCTGCACGCCATCCGGCGAGGGAGGGGAAAGTAATTCGTCGCTAGCAGCGGGTGCCGGGATCCCGTGCCGCTCGTAGAACCATGCTTTGGAAACCGGCACCCGGCCGGTGGTGATCCCGATCTTCTCGTCGCGCTCGGCGAGGGCTTTCTCATCGCGCACATCCTCGCGCCGCGCCCACATTTCCGGCAGGTCGTGGCCGAGGCTGTTGCCGTAGTTGGCGGCGACGATGGCCGGGATGAGCTGGTGGGTGAGGATGCCGCCGACGTAGTCCGAAATCCCTTCGATCACGCCGTCGAGCGTGCCCTGGTGGACCTCTCCAAGGGCCCGGCTGCCGGTGCTGCCGGTGCCGCTCGTCAACGTCTGCCCGAGGATGAACTGGTCGCACTGCTGGTCCGCGAGGTCGATGAGCGCCTTTTGCGGCAGCGAATCGCCCGCCTTGGCGGAGTCGAGCACGTTGATCTTGGTGCCGCTGCGGGTGACGATGTAGCCATTCGAGCCGATGCTCGCCAGCGCGGCGCGCACCGAACCCTCGTCCTTCGCGTCGGCGACCTCGGCGTGCCGCCACGGGATGCCGTAAAGCTGGGTGAAGGACATGAACCACTTGAGACCGTAAACCGCCGCCAGCCAGTAGCCCGCCAGCGCGCGCAGCGGGGCCGCGGTGGCCGGGTGGCCGGCGTGGCCGGCGTGAATGCCGATCAGGAAACGATTCGCCGGGAAGTCCTCGAAGGCGCGGCTGCCGCGCATGCCGCTGGGGTCGAACATCAACCGGTCCTCGGGGTCCGCGGTGGCGGGCGTGCTGTAGGGGTAGCCGTAAAAGCGGGCAGGCACCGTCTTGGTGGAGCGCGGCCGCCAGCCGTCATGGTTTTCCCAACGGATCTCGCAGACCGCGTGCCCGTAGTAGTAACCGCGCACCAGCGCCCTGATCGTGTCTTCAAGCCCGTTCTCCATGCGAACCGCGTCGGGCTTCATGCTCCAGACCCGCGCCTCCAATTCCTTGGCGACCTTCTCCGCCTTCGCGTCCGGTTGCTCGCCCCGCGCGGCGTAGGGGTGGATCTTCCAAGGCGCGACGGAAACCTTGCGGCCGATTTCCTCAATGGCCTTTTGCAGCTTCGGCCAGGTGTCGAGCATGGCCGTAAACAGCAGATGCTGGTAGTGCAGATCCCCGTTGAGGGCGGCGGAAAGGGTGCTGCGAACGTCGCCGGGTAGCTGTTCGCGCTCGAAATAGTCAAGCATCCGGTCGCGGGCGAGCGGGACATTGATGGAGCTGCCCCAATCGTTGCCAGAGCGGGTGGGGAAGTCGGCGGCGGCTTCGATGAGCTCGGAACGGCGCGGCGGGAGTCCGCCTGATTCGCGGAGAGAGCGGCATTGGGTGACCATGCGAAGATGATGTCGCGTCACTGGCACTCTGTCGCCATGCCTTAGTGGTCCCCCCCGTCAGCGGCCGTGCTTCCAATGGCAGGAATCCGCGCCGCAGCCCTTGGCCATCCGCGCCACGTCTTCCTGCAGCTTGCCGATGGTCACCCCTTGGATTTCGATGATCTTGTCCTGGGCGGACAACCGCGATTTCATGAATCCCCACATCACGGCGGCGAGGGTGGCGATGGTTCCGGCAAGGGTGCCGATGACGGTGAGAATCCAGGCCAGAGGCAGTTCGATCATGGGAGGAGGTTTAGATGATGGGTCCGGTGATGAGGATGTAGGGAAATTTCTTGGCTCGCGCCGTGGCAAGCGCCTTGGTGAGCATGGCGTGGAACTCGTCCCACTGCTCCGGGTGGATCGTCTGACAACCGGCCGAGCTTGTCGTGGTGTAGCCGCCCCGGTGGATGTTGATGGCGATGCCGTCGCTCTTCCCCGCCTTGCCGTCGCGCATGACCGGCAGCGCCTCGTCCGGGGTGGCGGGCCGGAAGGCCGGGTAGCCGCCGCCCGGCCGGGAAATCCCGTGGTTGCCGGGCCGATACCAATGCACGCCGGCAATCAACGTGGCGATGCCATACTTGAACGCACTCGGGTCGGTGTTGGCATTGAAGCCCCCGAAACAATCCCCCGAGACCACGAAGATCGCGTCGTCGTAAAGATTGCGGTCATTCGCGCCGGCCGCGCCCATCGTGTGAAGGTAGTAGCCGCGCACCCCGACGACAAACACCTCGGGCAGCGCGTTGCCCATCACGGCCTCGGCGAGGTCCACGATCTGGCAGAATCCCGCTTTCGGGCGACTGGCGGGAAGGATCTTCATAGAAAGATGACGTAGAGAACCACCAGCCCCCAGAACACCCCGCAGACGAGAAAGGCCGGCAGCGTGCCGGTCGGTGTTTCATCGTCTTCGGGTCCGAGAGGGTGCATGGGTTTACTTTTCCGAAATGATCCGGATCACGGTGGCCGCGGTGGCCGCGTCAAGCGTCACGGCCTTGGATCCGTCCGCATTCATGGACAGGGTGCAGGAACTGAGGATAGCCGCGAGGGCGAGCAGGATGACGGCTTTCATGGTTCGGGATCTTTCGGGGTGAATTCGTAGGAGCCATCCACCGATCCGTTGTCGATCAGGTCGGCGGCGAACTGGAGCCACTGCCGCGCCGTCAGCGCGAAGAACCCCACGGAGATGACGTAGGGCCGCCACTCCGCAGGGAATGGCAGCACGGCGGAATCCAGCGGCAACGTGCCAATGCCGGCGAGTAAACCGCCCAACCCGGTGACGATCTGGAGGAATTGCTTTTTGAACTGCGGTGACATGCCCGCGACCTTCGGGCGACCCCGCCGGAATCACAGCCCCGATAGTGGTCCCCCCTCACCAGCCGGAGACAAATCCGCCGTGAAACGCGTTACCGCCCCCCGCGAGCACGTCCCGCGAGCTCACCGCCCCGGTCATCCGCGCGCCGCAGGCGATGGCCCCGAGCAGCGCGTCGGCGCGGTCCGGCGATTTCACGCCGTTTGCCCGCATCTTGTCCTTGGACTCCACCCGCAGCTTGCCGGTGTCGGTCCACTCGCTCTTGCGGGTGGTCAGTTGGTCAAATGCCTTCGCGTCGAGCTGCCCGAGGTGCACGCGGCCGCGCTCGATCTCCCTCGCCCCGACGTGCCACACCTCGGCGATCAGGTTCGCGTATTCGTCCTTCTCGTTGGCTGCCTGCCCGCCGTGGAAACGGTTGATCCTCCAGCCCGCCTCCGCCAGCGCGTCGATCATCACCGTGCCGAGGCCATCCGCATCCCCCCAGATCTGGCCGGCTGACAATTCCTCGCGCCCGAAAAGCTGGATGAACTGGCGGACGCCCTGCATCGTGTCCTTCTCATGCCAGGCGTCGGCAATGTAAGCGTGGTTCCCCTTCCTCACCGCGAGCACGTTCTCGTCACCGCCTGCCGCAAAGTCGCAGAACGCGACCACCTCGCCCGTAGTCACCGCGGCGGGCTGCGATTCCAACGATCGCTTCAATCGCTCGCTGGTCAGGATGAACGCGCCCGAGTCCTCGGTGAACTCCGCAAGGTGCTTGGAGCGGAACAGCGGGTGATCCATCCCATAGCGCCGGAGGTCGAGCTCGTAGCGCTCCGCGGGGATGTGCAGGCAGTCCTTGGACGTGGCTTTGACGGTGTGAAAAAAACCGGCGGCCTTGTGATGCGAGTCGAAGAACGGCCCGCGCGGCGATCCCGGCGAAGAGACCCACAGCTCATATTTCCGCGTGCAGCGGTCGAAGGCCTCGAAGATCGACTGCGGCACGGTCTTGGCCTCGTCAATAATCAGAAAAACCGGATCCTCCTCCTGGGATACCTTCGGGTGATGTCCCTCCGCCCGGCCGGGGTTGTCGGTCGAGAATCCAAAAGCGAAGCCGCCCTCCGGGGTCCGCAGCTCCTCGGCCATGAATTGCCACGTCGGGAATCGCGTTTGAAAGACGCGGATCGCCGGCCAGAGTTGTTTCTGGATCTGCATCCACGATCCGGACGTGAACACACACTGCCCGCGCGGGTGCTTGTGGAGAAACCAGAGGATGAGCGGTGCAATGAGCCGCGCCGTCTTACCGCTGCCGTTGGCGGCCACCACGCTGGTCTGCTTGCCCACCGCCACGGACTCCATGGCGTCGAGTTGCCACTCGTAGGGGATCACGCCAAGCACCTTGGCGCAGAACATCGTCGGGCTTTCCTCCGTGGTCATCAGCCGCCTTGAGTAATGGCTGCGCGTTTGGCCTCGATCAGCCGGGCGAGCGCGTCTTCCTGCTGGGGTGCCAGAGCGAAGGCGTGAACGGTCGAGATCGGGCCGCCACTCGGGCCGCTGACCTCCTGGGTGATCCGCTCGCCGTAGCGTTTCGGATCCCACTTGGCGAGGAGCTTGAGATCAGTCTCGATGATGAGCTTGTCGCGCTGCACGTCGCCGGTGCTGTCACCTCCCTCGCGGGCCGTCTCCCTCAGTCGGGTAGCGATGGCGTCGAACCCGCAATCTCGGGCGCGCGCGATGTCTGCGGAAAACCCCGCGTCTTTCTCCATCCAGTCGTAAACCGTGCGAATCCCCGGCATCCCCGCTGGCGAGCAGATCACCGTGAGCGGAGTCCCGTTGGAAAGCCCGTCCGCGATCTTGCTGGCCACGGCGGGAGAGAACCTCGACGGCCTGCCGCGCGGTTTCGGCGGCGCTTTCTTCTTCGCTCGTCCCTGCTTGGCCACGGTTCGTTTCATCGTCCTTCCATCTTCCGCGCGCGCGAGGGCTTGGCGAGTCCCGCCGGTGGTCCCCGCTAAACCTTCCCTCATGACAGGTGTTTGCGGAGTTGGGTGAGGAACCATGTCCAGCCGTGTGATTTGCTTGGTGCATCGCCTGGAGCCTCGACGGTGATCCGGTCGCGCCGGCAGCCGATCCGCACCGTCCAGCGCCTGACCTTGCCGGATCTGAAATCCGTCCATTGGAGGCACCCGAGCGCATCGCCCTGGCTGCGCGGCAGGTTCTGCACGTCATTCTCCGCCATTTCCCTCAGCCGCTCGGCCATATGCTCCAGCCGGCGAGCGGATTGCACGCGTTGGGAGGCTTTTCCCATTGCGCTCATTCTCAGCCGCTTGCGCTCGGCACGTTGTTTTCGGTAGTTTGTCATGGCTGGTCTAATAACGTGTTACCTTGAGACCCCTAGTAGGCGTTTTTCCTCATCGGTCAGCTTGTTGAGCGCCTCGGCGCGGGCCTTGATTCTCGCGTCATAGACCGCTTCCAGGTGTGCATTTGCGATTTCCGTCACATACCAGAGCGCGTTCGTGATTTCCTCGTGTGTGGCGCGAATCTGGCGGCGTCCAGTGTCGATCATCACGTTCCATTCGCCATGCGTTTCGCCGGTTTCGTTGGTCATGTGATCGTCGCGTTCCCAGTCGATGGAGACGCAACTGTATTCGTTGAGCGTGACCATGAGATTCCGCATCCAGTTTTCATCATTGTGCCGAGCGCTCGGCATGTCGTTGGGGCTTTCGGGTAGTTCCATAATTTAGAAAGGTAACAAGTTGGTGGAGCCAAGCGGCGGGACGGCTCCAGTTTGAATTTATGGCTTCCGTGAGTCCGCCGCTGGCTCACCTTTTGCGTTCTGCTCAAATTTCTTGACCTCGGCAAAGTGGTTCCATCCAGTTTCCTGTTCGACCTTTGCTTGCCATTCATCCAAGGCGATCCGCCACGGGTGCAGCGCTTTGTGGGGCATTCCAAGGAAGACGTATGCCTCGTTAAGAAGCAGAACAAGTCGGTCGAGGTCAACGGGCGTGGCGGTGTGTGTCGAAGTTTCCATATAGTTAGTTTCCTTTCTGGTGAGGCGATGTGGCGCTTTCCGCCCGTGCCTCACCTATTGCGTTCTCTGGAAATAAATTCAGCACCTCTTGGGCGAGGCGGTGGTGGCAGATTTCGACGTATTCGGGATTAATCTCGATCCCGATGAACCTGCGTCCGAGTTCCTTGGCCGCTTTCAGCGTCGTGCCACTACCCGCGAACGGATCAAGCACCACGTCGCCGGGATTGCTCCAGCTCGCTACATGGTCTTTTGCGAGTGCCAGCGGGAACGGTGCAGGATGTTCAGTCACATCGTCGCCGGCGAAGTGACCGACTTGGTATTGCCACACGTTATCCCTGATTCCGGTTTCACCCGTCGCCGTCGTGTGCTTTTCCCTCGCGCCCATCGCGGCGGCTTTTGGACTTCTCCAGTTGGCCATTCCCGCCGTTGAATTTCGCCTATCAGCCAGTCTATTTACCACCTGCGGCTTTCCTTTGGCCATGACCATCATGTATTCCCACGCCTGCCAATACGCGGCGTTGCTTCCACACGCTCCGACGGCTGCTTTTTTGTAGATCATCACGTCATGGATGTTCAGTCCGCACACGTCCTTGAAGTGGATCGCTTGCCTCATGCTTGTGAGCGTCTCACTTCCGTTCACCGTCGCATCAGCCACCACCCACACGATCACGCCGCCAGGCTTGAGCACCCGCGTCAGTTCGCCCGCCAGTTTCTCGAAGTCCCATGAGTGGCCGCCATAGGTGCGGAGGTCGTCATACGGCGGCGACGTTACCACAATATCCACGCTTTCCGCTGGCATGGCGACGAGCGTTTCGCAGTTGTCCCCGTGGATCACACGATCCAAGAATGAAGACAGACAACAAGACGGTGATGCCAATCCCGAGGGCGGCGATGTCGTTTCAGTATTCATAGCGTTTTTCCGCCCTCGGGCTGGCATACCTCTGCGTTGTGCCCAAAAATGCCGAGCATCCGCTGGATGAACGCTTCCTTGCTTTCATGATCCGTCGTCACCAGATTCTCGATTTGACCAATGGCTTCTACGCATCGCATGGTAGCTGCGATCAGTCCGGCGTCACCCCACAGTTCGCTTTCGGGATGCCCGCCCAATTCAACGCGTAGCTTCTCCTCGAAGTTATCCCGCCGCTCATTTATAGCCGCGATATCTTTTTGCAGCTTTTTTGCATAATCCCAGATAGTCCCGTTGGGGTCCATCTGCTCGCAGCCGAGGTCCTTGTTTTGCTGGATGTATTTTGCCTTCCACTCTTCCCGCTCGCGTTCAGCGTTGATCATGCGTTCCTGTGTGGCTCCCAGTCGATCAACTAGTGCGTCTGCCGACTCTCGGTATCTGTCCCGCTCTGCCACAATCATCTCTGCGAGTATTTTCGTCGGAGCATTGGCATCGGGCATCGCATCGAGCAGTATGTCACGCGCATCTCCCATTGCTTTTTGAGCGACATCCCGCTCGCGTTCTAGCTTTCGTGCGAAGTCTGCTTCAACGACCCGATCTGGATCGCACATTGCGTCGCAGTATTCCATAGCGTCGGATTCTGGTGTCGGCGCGAGTTTAATTTCGAGTTGCGAGTTCATAGGTTTCTTTAGTTTCGGTTCATCTTCAGGGTTAGGCCACCCGAGGCCGTCTAGTCCGCTCATGGTTTCATCTCAGTTGCGCCCACGGATGAACTTGTTTCGTTCTCCCAAGAAAAAAGCAGCTTTGCCTTGGTCGGCGGCGTGATGTTGTTGCGCCAGTTTTCCGCTTCTTCGCGGGTTTCGGTAAGCTGCCTTTTGAGTTGCTCGATGTATTCCGCCCCGTAGCTCCATAGAGTAGAATCGTAATCCGCTGACCCATCTTCCTGCGCCCATTTCTCTACCATTTCAGGCGGCAGAGAATCCCTCAGTTCCTTGTAGTTGTAGTATGCCATAATCGTAATTTTAGAGGGAGAACAAGCCACGGCACCACGACCGGGACTTGAATTCAATCCGCCGCGCGGCGCGGACGGATTTGAGCGTTCTCCAAGTCCGCTCACAGTTTTGGCGGGTAAGTTTTCCTCCGCTGGAGCCGCGGCTTGATGGTGAGTCCGAGCTGCCGGAATGCGTCCAGCATCGCCGCCCGCGTCGCGATCGCCACCGCGGTGTCAGTCGATTTGATCGTCACGCAGATCCGCCGGCCAACCGTCTTCGGGCCGGTTTCAATGGTGACCCGCAGTTTCCATCGCCGCTTGCTGGCGTCCCAGGTCAGCCCGTGGTCGCGCTCCATCCGCCAGCGCATCCGCACCGAGAGCGGCAGCGACGGGCACTGGAGCGCCGCCAACGCCTCTTGTTGGACGCTCGTCGCGGGCGTCACCCCGTCGTAAATCCACGATTCGAGTTTCCGTCGCGGAGCGCGCACGATCCGGGCCATTTCCGACAGGCTGAAAAGCCCGCAGTTCTTAATCTCCACAAGGGTTTGCGCGAACGAAATTTTTATTTCCGGCGGTGCGGCGTTTCCGCGATTCTCTGCGATTTCGGGTGAGGGATTCATCGGTCAGAATGGAATGTCGCCGTCCTCGTCCTCGTCCTGAGTGCTTTCCGCCGCGGCCGGCATGCCGGGAGATTGTCGGCGGTCGGCTGGCAAATTCCGCGGCGCAGGCCCGTCGCGCTTTTCCGAGATAAGGTGCATGCTCTCGGCGGTCACCTTGGTCTTCCTTTGCTTCTTGCCGGTCTGCTTGTCCTCCCACTCGTCCTGGGTCAACCGGCCGGAAATCCCGAGCCGATCGCCTTTTTTGACATATTTCATCGCGGTCTCGGCAGTCACGCCCCACAGCGTGACATCCAGCCAAAGGGTCTTTTTGTTCTCCCCGTAGCCGTCATCCACGGCCAGCGTGAGACCGGCCACCGCCTTTCCGCTGGATGTGTGCCGGAGTTCCACTTCGCCGCCCACGCGGCCGATGAGATTGATCTGATTCATGCTGTTTTTCTTTTTTGGTTGTTGGTTTGGTGAGTCCTTGCCGCGGCCAGCGCGGTCTTGAGTTCGAGATGCACGGCGGAGATCCGCTTGGTCGCCTTGAGTCGCAGCGCCCTGGCCGCGCGTTCGTGGGTGTCCGCCTCGGCGTATTCCCATGCCGCGAGATCCATCTCTCTGATTGCTGCCGGCGTGTTCATGGTTGGGCGCGGTAGGAGGTCCAATCAAACTCGATGCTTTTCCCGTTCTCGCGGGCTCGGTCCACGATTGATTTGCCGAGGCTTTCGGCCAGATCGCTCTTGGCAAGGTTGGCGATCAAAATCGTCGGCTTGTTCGACGCGTAGCGCGCGTCAATCACATGGGTCAGGAGCCGGTCCTCAAATGCTGTCTCACCGCGCTCCTGGATCTCATCGAGAATCAGCAGGTCGGTGCGGGCCAGATCGTCCAGAATGTCCATTTCCGACAATTCCGATCCCTTGCGGAAGGTGGCCCGCACTTCGAGGAAGAATCGCATCGCGGTGCGGTAGCGCGAGGAGCCGACCATCACTGCCAGCTCCGCGGCCATCCGGGTTTTGCCGCACCCGCGCTTGCCGTATAACACCACGATGCCGTTTTTGAGCACCCGGTCCTTGGCGGACTCATAGGCGGCGGCCCAGCGCTCCCCATGAGGCGGCGTCTTCACCGCGTCCAGATATTTCACCGGCCAGCCGCTGCGCCCCCCAAGGGCGCTGCGTTGGATCCGCGAGCGCTCCGCCAACCGGCGGGCTTCTTGCTGCTCGGCGAGTTCTTCCGGAGTCGCCGGGATTTCATCCGGCGCGTCCGCGATCATTTGGTCTAATTTGGTCAGGTCGATGGTTTGCATGTCAGTCGGGTAGTTGGAGAGTTTCCTGTGGGTATTCATGCGCCCTGCGGCGCGCTGGTGCCGTCGTGGGCGCTTTCTGGCTGGGAAGGTAGCCAGCGGCTTTCCATGACCTCAGCGTGGCCTTCCAGTCCTTCACGGAGGCCGCGCCGTTCTTCCATCCGTTGCCCTCCCATTTGTAGAACATCGCCTCGCCGTCCGTTTCAGGGAGGCCGAGCTCACGAGCGAAGGATTTCATCTCCTCCAAAGTCCCGCGGCTCTTACTGCCATTCGTAAGAATGGTAGTAAGTATCTTCTCTTCTCTTCTCTTCTCTGGTCGGACTTTCGGGGCTCTTTTTGTCGGACATGTGTCGGACAATTTGTCGGACGGATTTTGACCCATCCGGCGCAGGCGCTTGGCCTCACTTTCCAAGGCCCTTGCTTTCGCTGAACTCCCGTTGTGCCTAGTAAAACGAGGCAGGCAGAGGCTTCCATCTTCACCGTCCAGCCAACCGATTTGACGCAATGCACTGGCAAACCCAGGGCGGCCAATGAGCCGGTCAAGGCGGCATTGGGTGATGTCGATTGCGTTTCCGTCAGCGGTTTGTTTGTTCGCCCAACTCCAGAAAGAGACGAGGTGTCCGACAGTTGTCGGATCATCTGTCCCTAAAATGTCGGACAATTTCATCACGTCCGGATCCGTTGGTAGATCGGTGCGTATTTTGATCCAGTCTCCAGCCATGGTCGTTTATAGGGTGGATTCGTTGAGGGTGGTGATCGTGATCGCACATCCCGGTGCCTGCTCGCCCGGTAGCTCCCAGCGCTTCAGGACGGTCAACTCGCAGACCTGATCGTCGTCATGCCACGCGTAAATTCCCGTCAGCGCGTCGAGCACCGCTTTCGCGAGGTTGTCGGCGTCGGGCTTTTGCTGGTGCAGGAAAACAGGGGATGCCGGCTTGAGCTGGCCGTTGACGCGCAGGTGGTGCTTGGGCCGCGGCATGTAGAACACCAGCTTGACCGCCAGCGCGTGAACGAGGCAGCGGTTTTCCAGATCCCGGCACGCCCGCGCCACGTCGCCCTTCCAGCCCTCCGCGGTGCCGGAGTCGTAAACCGCCGCCCGCCCGTTGCGGACGAATGCCCGCGGCCGTGGCTGGCCCTTCGGCAGCCCCAGCGCCCGCCAGTCACCGACTAGCGTCCTGACAACGTGAATTTCGCGATGGGGACACGCGATCATGCCACATCCTCCCGGAAAGATTTTGCCAGATTCCACATGGCCGAGTATTCACTCACGAAATCCTCCACCATCGCCTTCAGCTTCGCCGTGTAGCCGTCCGGCTCCACAAACAGGTGCAGCGGCTTCATGCCGGGGCAGTAGGAAAAGAAGTGCCACGGCAGCCCCGTCACCATCATCGAAAAATGAACCTGCGGCTTGTAGGTATCCGGCAGCCCGCCATCGAGCAGATAGCGCAGATGCGTCTTCGGTAGCGGGCACTTGATCTCCAGACCTTCGACGTGGTTGCCGCCGCGTGAAATCAACCCGTCCGGCGAGCACCCGATCACCCCGTCCTCTCGGGTGACGAAGCCGACCTCCTCCACCGCGATGGACAGCAGACCCTCAAACGCCGCCCGCGCCAGCGGCTCCATCGCCGTTCCGCGGTCGGTGTTCGCGTTGCCGTGCCAGGCGTTCTGGCCGGGGCAGAAACAATCCGAAACCAGCTCGTCCATGTAGGCCGCGCGCTGGGTCGAGGACTTCCCACCCGCCGTGATGATCTTGGCCGCGTTCGACGCCGTCAGCTTCCCGGTGCGGGCCGCGTGCCATTGCTCGGAGCCCTGCAGCAGGTTCGGCCAGATTTTCATGGCGCCACCTCCTTCGCGGTATCAATCACGTCGCAAACCTTGCACTCGATGACGTAGCGCCACTCCTTGCCGATCTTCGCGTCGTCGCTCGGGAAACAGCGATCCATCTTGTAGCCGCATTTCCGCTTGGCCACCGGACAACCGAGGAAGCAGGGCGCGGGCTTGCCGTCCTCAAACTTCGGTCGCAGCGAGGTGGACTCCGGGTCGGTATCCATCACGCACATCCGTTCACCTGAGTGGATCCGGACCGGATCGCGGCCCATCATGAATGCGCCGCAATGAAACAGCACCTTGATCGTTGGCTGAGCGCTCACGCCACCACCTCCTGCCATGCTGCGTTAATCGCGCTGGCAAACACCTGCGCCTTGGCAATGTTCTTCGGGAAGGTCAGCGCACCTTTAGCACCCTTCAGCGGCGCGAATGCGGTGAGGGCCGCCGCCTTGAATGACTTCCACTCCACATCCGCCGTGAGTTCAACGTGCGGCGTTGGGATTTCGGCCTCCGATGTTCCCGGTGCCTCCCGCCCATCCCGCGCCTCCACCAGTGCCACCTTCAAGGCATCCGCCTCGGCCTTGAGCTTGTCAGATTCCGCCTTCAGCCTCGCCGCTTCCTCGGCCGCTTTCTTCGCCTGGACGCGGCGCACCAGCTCCGCCTCCACCATCTCCGCTGATTTCAGCTCCAGCTCGGCCCGGTCCGGGATCGAATCCGCCCCGAACTTCGCCTCAAACCGGGCGAGCACCTCACGGCTCGCCACGATCGCAGCTTGCTGCGTCGCCTGGTAAACCCGGCACGCCGAGCGCATGCTCTCCACCGTCCGCTTGCCCTTGATCGCAGCTTGCAGTCCGGTCAGGAACTGCCGGCGCGCCAGCTTCGGCTCGATGTCAAACTCGGCGAGGTATTCCTCCACAATCTCCGCCTTGACCTCCTCCTTGCGCCTGCGGATCTGCCCGGCCAAGTCCACTCGCGCCGCCGCCAGCTCGGCGGCCAGCCCGTCAATGCCCTCAAACAACGCGTGCAGTTGCTCCGCGTCGGCCAGCGCCTTCTCCTTCGCGCTCTTCAGCGCCGCCTCCGCCCCGGCGATCGCCTTCGCATCGGCGTCCGCCTGGTCGAAGTCGTCGTCCGTGGCAAGATCTCGGTTGATCTCCCCCAGCCGGGCGCGGACCATCTCCGCGAATGCCGGAAAATTCGAGGAAACGATTTCCCCCCGCGCCTCGATGGCAAGAATGATTTCTGTGGTTTCGGCTGTCATGATTCAGAGCAGGTCTTGGGTTTCGGGTTCGTCATAAGAATCAAACGGGATATCATCCTCCGGCTCCGCTTCCACCTTGGCCTTGCGCGTCCTCGCGGACTCCGCCAGCGGCTTCGCTTCCTCCTGCTGGAACGGGTCGATCGCCGCGGCACGCGCCTTCACCGGCGTCACGTCGCGCATCCCCGGCGTGTCCGCCGCCTCGTCCTCATCCGTCACTCCGGAAAATCCAAACGCATAGCGCGCGCACTGCATCAGCGCCTTATGCCTCAACATCCGGTGCTCCATCTTCCACGGGTCGGAGTTGCGCTTGCACTCGCTCAGGTGCTCCGTCACCGAGATCGGCCGGCTGCGGTCCTTGCGCCACAGCTTGCAGGTGATGGCCTCCAGCTTGCCGTCCTCGCCGCAATGCTCCTCGAACTCCATCCCATCCATCGCCGGGTGGTCGTTGACCATGCTCACCCAGCCGTCGATTGAGACGACCGGCACGATCCCGCCACCTTTCGCCGGAAACGCGTAAATCTCCTTCGTCAGCGGGTTGAGCTGGTATTCGTTCGCCACCACCACCAGGGCCAGCAGCTCGTCGTCGGAGGCACCCTTGAAAACCGTCGCCTTGAGCGTGGCCATCAGTTTGATCGGGTCCACGTTCAGGCGGGATCCCAGAATGTTCAGCGCCGAAACGCGCGGCGCGGGTTGTTGTGTTGCCAGTTGTGTGTTCATTTTGTGTGTGTGTTTAAGGGAAAATTCAGAGGACGGCGTAAAGCATCACCCCGGCCACGCCGAGGACGGTGGCGACCGCCGCGGCGATCACCGCCATGGCCAGCATCTGCTCGGACCGGCGCTCTTCGTGCTCAGCCACGCGCCGCAGCAGTTCGAGATCCGCACTGGGGTTCCGCCCGAACGTGTCCGAGCTTTCGCGTTTGATTTGATGGTCATTCATGGCAGTTGCTGGTTGAGGACGAGGACGAGGAGCGCGATCACCGCGTTGACTCCGAGAAGAATAGAAAGTGCGATTTTCATGGTGTTGGTTTGTTGGTTTGATGGGTTCCCCCCCCCTCCTGCCCGTCTGCTTTTGTCACCGGCCGTAAGCCATGGGCATTCGAGGTCGCCACCCGATCAGAGCAGAGGGAGAGGGAAAATTAGTTCAGCCGCCTTGCAGCCGTTGGATCTCCGCCTGCGGGATGCGGGTCAGACCCTCCAGGTCATCCACCGTGCGGATCAGCCCCGCCTTGATCCGGCTCCGCACCGTGTCCTGGCTCATGTTCAGCGCCAGCGCCGCCTCCCGGACGGACAACGGAGCCTTCCGCTTCGGGCCGGAGACCTCGCCCATCTTCACCGCGATCCGCTCCGCCAGCACTTCAAGCTGCGCGTCGGAAAGCCGGACCTCCAGTGACGCACTCACGACGCCACCTCCTCGGTCGGGCTGGTGCCGGAGGCTAGCGCGGCCTCCGCAGCGCGCTCCAGGTAGTAGCGGGCAAAGCTGCTCTCGGTCCGGTGCTCAGCGCAGGCGGCCGCCTTGATCCGCTGGCGCAGGCCGCGCTCGATCTGGATCGCCAGGATAGTGGTTTCGCTGTCGGGGTGGTCTGTCGTTTCGTCAGGCATGCACACCGTTTAAGACCGTTTAACGGCGTTGCCAAGAAAAAACTTAAGGAACGGTAAATAATTTTTTAAGACGCCGTTAAACGGCAATTAAAAACACCTTGCGCCCCGTGCAACGCCGTGATAATGGTGAAAAGTATGAAGCCGAACAAAACTCGTGCAGCAGACAAGACAGTGCTGGGCGTCTCCATGCCAAAATCCTTGAAACTTCGCATCACCCGGCTCGCCGAGGCGGACCACCGCAACATGGCCCAATGGTGCGTCGTGCAGTTGGAAAAAGCCGTCTCGGAACTGGAAGCCGCCGCCCCCGCTCCGCTCAAATCCCTCCCCGACTCAGCAAACAAGCGCTCACCAAAACGCGCCTAATGGTGCAACTGACACATGCGGCAAGCCGCCCTCCCCGACCAGCAAAAAACCCGAAAATTCTAGCCCTAACAAATACCCCCCCC